TTATTGTAAAACGCTATAAATCTTCCGAGTGGCGCTGCAAATCCTCCCATGTTCATTCTCCTTTTTTATTTTCCCATTATTCTCGATCCCAGTTTTTCTATTTTTTTTGTTGCCGGCAACGTGATTCTTGTTATTATCTTGGGCGATCCCAACGGGAACGTTTTTCCCTTTGCCCATAATGATTTTCCCGTCGTATGTTTCGGCAGCCAACTCGCCACGCCGCCCTCGCCGATTTCATCCGCAAGACGCGCTAAATTCGCCTGTTCTACAAAGTCAACCCCAAAAATATCCGCAACCGCCTTCAGTGCGTCTTTTCTTTCGGCCTTTCCCTTGTTGAATAAATTCCTCATCACCGATTCCGCATTCAATTCCGACCCAGTGGAACCCCGTGCAAAAACATCTCTGGCGCGTTTAATGGCCTCCAACTTATTAGATAAAATATCCATTGCTTCCACATATCGCTCGTTACCGCTAATCTTTGCGGCGTTTATCAAATCTTCCTGTATTGTTTTCCTCGCTGCGGTCAAAACTTTTTCGTATTCGTTTTTTTCAGGATTATCCCACGGTATTTTTATGTCGAGTTGGTCGCGTATCCCTCTCATTTCCAATGCGCTCAATGTCGGTTTTTCCGGTATGTTTTCTATTATTTCCCCGATTTTTTTGTTTACTGAAACCGCAGTCGGTTCTATTGCATTGGGAATTTTTGATTTTAACAGAGTGTTTTTTAAATTCTCTGTGGATATTTCCGGCATGTCTCGCAACGCACTGTTTATCTCTTTGGCTTCCGGAAGAAATTCAGAAGGCTTTTTTAACATTTCAAGCAATCTCAGGCCCACCTCGTTAGCTTTCCCTGCGAATTGTTTCAGGATTTCACGCTCTGCAGGTCCTGTCGCGGCTAAATTCAGCGCCTCTTTTGATATCCCCGATATTTCGGACGTAAGGCCCAAAAGCAATTTGTTTGACGCCAATCCTGCCGCTTTTATCGGAGCTCCAACGGCAATCCGTGCGCCTTTTACAATTTCCGGCGCCGCGACTGCCGCGCCTTTCCCAACCGGCCATACTGCTCCTAAATTAATCAATCCCTTGCTTGTTGCCCAGATATCGGGATGTTCCGATTTGAACGTTTTTACAACATCGCCAAGCCTCTGTATCGTTTGTGCGTTGTAGGCTGGCCGTTCATATGGTCCTGCCGTTTTGGCGGCTCCGTACCCTCCCGAAAGCGGGTTTTCCTCTGATATTGCTTCCCCCTGCCATAATTCTTTTACTTTTTCAAACATCGGAGCGAATGGTTCGGCCGTCATTTTTCCCAGCACTCCAACCAGTTCGCCACCCTGTTGTATCGGGTAACCCGCCTTTGCAAGTCGTCCCAGTGTTCCAACCTTCTGGTTTTCCCACCGGGCCTGGTTGGCTTCCATGTTTCGCACCGATTCCCGCCAGTCCTCGCCTATGCGTTGTATTGCGCCAGGTTTTCCCTGTTGTGGTTCTTCCGGCGCAGTATTAGAATAGTCCTCTTCCCAAGGCATTATTTCTGTTTCGGTAGAAGTATCGCTCCAATCCTCTTCCCAAGGATTTTTCATTTTGTTTTCTCCCAGGAATCCTTATTGTTGGGATCCCCACCTTTAAAACGATATCCGTTTTTAATTGTTCCTATAGGTGGACCTTTTTTAATTTCACCCCTTACATCAACATTTCCCACATTTTTAGGAGGTTCTGACGTTCTCGTTACTCCCGTAACCAGATTATCATATTGTTGTTTCATTATATCCTGTAAATCAATAGCTCTTTTATGTAGTAAATCCAATGCCTCTTTTGGCGGAGTGGTTTTTTGTAAACCAAATAATTAGTTTGTGGCTCCTATGACGTCGCCATGTACCGATCTTTGTTTCACCTCTCTCAACATTTCTATACCAGCCTGAGCGCTTGGATTTATAGCCCGTATAAAATCAAGCGATAAATCAGAATACAACCAATTGGGTATTTTTTCATATTCTCCGGTTTCCGTATTATATGATTTATCGAGGGTATAAATTAATTTTGCCACTGCTTGTCTTTGTGTATTTAGCTGCCGTCCGGCTGCACTTTTTAATATATCCATGTTCATTTGTTGCGCAAGCGGATCGTAATCCGGGTTTAATTGTTTCGCGATATAATCCGAAGCCATTTTAATTGTCGGTAATTTAAACTTTGTCGCTCCCATGCCGCCGCCGGATAACAGGTCTTTGTTCCATTGGTTAAAAGATTTTCTCCCGAAAGCCAGATCGGCGATTTGACTCATCCATTTAGAATCGTTTTGTAAATATTCAATAGTGGGAGCAAGATCTTCTGCCATTCCTACCTTACTTCCTTCTGTTGCCGCTTTTTGCTTTGCGATGATCAAATCCCACTGTTTTTCTCTTTCCAGTTTTTTCATATCTGCTTCGGATTGTTCTTTTATTTTCATTGCCTCATTGACCGCTTCTCCCGTGTTTTTCTGCGTTTCCAGTTTTGTGGCGCCCTGTCGTTTCAATTCTTCTTCTTGGAGTTTCACATCCTCAAATTGTTTATTTGCATTGTTGATATTGTCAATAAATCCTCTGTCAAAAATTTGTGGAATTTCCATCTCATTATCGTCAAAGGGAGATTGAACTTTATTAAAACCGAGTTTATTCAAATAATTTAATCGTTTTGCATAATCAATCTGATCCGTTGACTGTCCCAATACGGCGGATATCAATTTATTTTTACCTACCCGGTGCCTTTGTTCGGTTTCATAAAGTTTCTGTAAATCAGGTTTAAGTTCGTTCTGCATCTTCTCAAGCCGTGTCTGCCCTTCCTGCATTTTTAATTGATGTTCTTCTGCTTCACGCGCTGAGGCCGGATCGACTTGGTATAAATCCGCTTTTAATCCATTATAATCAACCTCTCCGGTTTTAGGATTTGTATGCTTTGAATAGAAATGTCCTATTATCGCTTCTTTCAATGGCGGAGGCGAACTTGGCATTGAAGCATAAGTATTACTTACTCCTAAAATCGTCTGTGTTTCCGGTTGTACCATAATATTATCCTTTTATTTTGATGCTTTATTTGAAAGCGATGATCCTGCTTCTGCTATCGATTGCCCCTGTTTGACAAATCCTTGCGCAATTCCCGCGTATTTCGCGCCCTCTATATTGCCCAACTGTACCATCAAATCCGCAAGCGTCTGACCTTTTTTCTCTGCCAGTCCAGACAATTGCTGATTTGCCCCATAACCCAGATTAACCATTCCCTTGTTCATATCGTATTGGTTCATCATGTTCTGTTGCCGTCTGTCGTACTGGTTTTGGAATTCATCGTACGCGAAATTCCTGTTTCCCGTGAATTGTTCCCGTCCGAAATTTCTGTTGCCGATAAAATTTTGAAATCCCAGGTTCTGCTCCTGATTGAATTGATTCGCTCCGAAAGCGCGATCGTTAGAATATCTGCCATAGGCATTTCCGTATTCCTGGGATCCGAGATTCTGCCCGTATTGCGCCAATGCTTTTTGCGTCGCGCCGCTCAACTGCATGCCGCGGGACGCAGCCCCGGCCTCCAGGGTCTGTTGTCCGCTTTTCATTCTGAAAGCATAACCCGGGTCTGCCTTGAAATTAAATTCGGGCGCCTGGTAACTCTTTAAATCGAACTTCCCATAATCGGGTTCGTTCTGATTGTATTTGAAATTTTCCGTCGGCATGCTGTACCGGCCGCCTTGAACGTCCCGATTCATCTGTCCCAGATATTGATTTCCCATTTGTCCATATGGCTCATAATATCCCATTGCTTTTTTATAGGCTTCCTGCATTTCCTGTTGCGCTTTTTTATTCGCCCCGGACATCTGCTTGGCCGATAAAGCCGACCCGATCCCGCTTGCAATGGCCTGTTCGGTGCTGCCCGCGGCGTTTAAAATCGTGCCTATCATCCCTATGTTCATATTTCCGCCTTTTCCTCGCCTGTCTACGCAGACAGATCAATCGTTTAATTTTTGTCCGTCGTTCTCAACGTTCGGAATTTTCGATTTCTTCTCCAGTACGGCAATGAATTCATTGACGACATTCAGTTTTATTTCCAACTTTTCAAGTTCTTTTTTGATGTTTAAAACGATTTGTTTTTCCTTTTCGTCCTCGGGGAATCTTTCGCATACCTTCTTTTGAATTACCAGTCTGTAAATCTCATATTCAAAAGCCTTTAAAAGTTCCTGATTTACATTTAACTTTTGTTCTGTTGTCAATTCTTTTTTCTCATCCATAATTTTTCCTTTCTTTTTAAGTTACTAATGTTAGTTGCCAAATTAATTCTTCACCATTTATTTTTATTTTTAAATATCGAGTATTTCCATCACTCGTCATTGCCTGTTCTAAAAACAATCCAAGTGTCGCTGTATTATTACTACTATCCACACTAAATATCTGTATTGCATTAGCAACAAGAGCAGTTGGGGCTGTGCCATTTGCAATACACAATTCCCCGACGGAATTTGTTCCAAATATTGATGTTCCGATACCGACGTTGCCGACACTATTGATTCTCAATTTTTCTGTTATTGTGCCATTGTCTGGCTTTGTATAGAAAACTAAATCAGCACCTCTATGATGTGCCGTTGCTCCTATCGTTATCGCTCCTATAGAAACATGTTTATAATTTGCAGCAGAAGAATTGTCTAAATTCATGAAATTTATGACACCCCCAGAACCCCCAGTATCCGCCACATTCCCACAGAGTTCCAAATATGCTTCATATCCAGGAGATTTAGTTACAATAGACAAAACGGAATCATTTGCATTTAGTGAAGGCAACCAGCCAGGATATAGGGTTCCTATGCCTACTTTTCCTGTATTAAATCGAAATCCTGTATCAGCATCAAAATCTAAATACCCGTCATTTTTAGAACTAATATAAAGTGCAGAATCTCTAAATTGCGCCTGGTATGTGGTTCCCCATAAATGATTACCAGTCCAAGTTGGCGTGATTGCTTGACTCAATGCCGGTGCTGCATCACTCCTCATTGCTGTTGTTGCTGCACCATTTACAGCGGTTAAACCTATAGTTCCAGTTGGATTAGCAAAAAGTCCCGTAATATCGCCAGTGGTTATTCCATTATTCCCCGATAAGAGTCCATTCGCCGCGTTTTTAACAAATCCGCCCGCGCCCGCCATACCGGGAATCATTACATATCCTAAACTACTTGACGCATAGCACAATAAAACATTCGTGTCCGTTCCAACGGTATCCGATAAATTCAATTTCCATATACTGGCAAAATCCGGTTCACCACTGCCCTGATGAGTAAACTCCATATATCCCAATGTACAAGCGGTTCCATCAGCAAAAAAACCCTTGCTATATATCCGTGATTCTCTGTATGTATCCTCATGAGTGGAATTTATTAAATTGATGTACGGTTCAAATCCTTTTTGTGTCAATGTAGCAATAACGCCATCAAAAATAAAATTATTCGTCCATGTTACAGGATTCCCAACCGTACCGGGTCCTCCGATAGAAAAATAAATGCTTCCTGCTTGTATTTGAACCCTGTGTGCATAACCAAGAGAGTTATTAAAAACCCATCCGGTATCCGGGTCTGCTCCTGTCTGAGTCGCTCCTTTTACTAATCTCCAACAATCCAGCAGGTTTGTCAAACTTACGTTTCCGATTAATCCGTACAATTCCTCTACGCCAGTAACTGAACCATGCCAGGCGGAGGGTGTACAATTAATTCCTACTTTACCGTTGGCTTGGATGTATTCTGCACCAACATTATAATTAACATATAATAAATGACTTGTTGTTTCGCCGTTAATAGAAAAATATCCACTAATTTTACTTACATTAAATTGTGCCTGTCCGCCCGCTATATATGCACTATCTATCCATGTTAATGCTGCACCATTTGCTCCTAATGTCGCGGAAGAAAACCAATGCGATCCATCATATTGATTGTATTTAGTAGCAAAAGCAAAGGCAGAATTTTGATAAATCCAGGTTCCATCAGCATTTTCAACCGCCCCTTTTGTTATTCTAAAATGTTTTGTTTTTTGCGTGATTGCTCCATCGGCAGTTGTTCCATACATTTCCATAACCGAATTTACAGAACTATGCCAGGCAGATGGAGTACAGTTTATACCCAGTTTTCCGGTTAGATTTAAACCCACGTTATGCACATGAGTCAAAACAACATCGTCATCAACGCCAAATTTAATTGCAGTTCCGTCAGTACGCAAATTGAATGTTCCGTCCTCATAAAATACAGCAAGCATCGTGCTTGTGTTATAAGTTGGACCGTCTTTCTTAATTGCAAAAAATGTTCCTGTTCCCGTATTGTCAGCATCTATAGTTATTGTTATTCCATCGTCACTGGCAATACAGGCATTTACTATACCAGATAATCCTAAATACAGTTGAGGTTCTGCACCGGCAACGTGCAACCCACCCAATGGAGCACCGGCGATATTTATGCCTACACGTTGATTCGCCATCACTTTAAATATAGGCGTTATGCCCATTCCGGCTTTTGGGTCGTTAGCAAGTCCTGCCATAAAAGCGTAAATATCTGCTGATGTACTTGATGTACATGCCGCTAAACCATAATGTGTCGTACCAAAATAAGCGACGGCATTGCCAATATTGCCTTCTCCGTAAATAACCATCGTTTGTTCATTTACGTCATTCGTAAATCGCATTGCTCCCGGCGTAACACCTGACAAAAATTTTCCCGCCTCTAATTTTCCGGCAACCGCTAATTTTATGCTACTTGGAGTCATTCCGATTCCTATATTTCCCGATGCTTCGGTTATAACGCTGTCGGCCAGTCCGAGCGCCGCGAATTTTGCTATTTTCCCCGCGGTGCCCAGGTTCCCTAAATCTCCGTTTCCAACGTTGTTATTCCCCGATAAGAGTCCATTCGCTGCGTTTTTAACAAATCCGCCCGCGCCTGCCATACCGGGAATCAATATCAGTCCTGTTGTCCCTGACGTAAGTGCGGTCAATATAGGTATCTGTGCATTCGTGCTGTTGCTCACATACAGTCGCCACTGTGATGTGAAATCGGGATTGCCCTCGCCCTGGTAAGAGAACTCATGGTATCCCAACGTGTGCCCCGTTCCCTCGGAATTGAATCCCATGCCATAAATACGGGATTCTCTTCCTCCGGGCACGTCCTCGCTTACCGTATTTATTAACTTTACATACGGCTCTAAACCTCTGGCTGTATATGTGGCTATGTTAGCATCAAAAGTAAAGTTGTCTACCCAGGTAACCGCCGTACCGACTGTTCCGGTTCCCCCATAAGCAAAATATAAACTACCCGCTCTCAAATGTACTTTATGAGCAACGCCAAGCGAATTGTTAAAAACCCATCCGGTATCGGGATCTGCTCCTGTCTGAGTTGCCCCCTTTACCAATCTCCAGCAATCCAGCAGGTTTGTCAAACTTACGTTTCCGATTGATCCGTACAATTCCTCTACGCCAGTAACTGAACCATGCCAGGCGGAGGGTGTACAGTTAATGCCTAATTTACCTACAATCCCCGTATCGGATACTGAATATCCTCCGGATTGCTGTATCATGTTCCCGGTTTGCAATTTCACATAAGGTAAATCCGGTATATCTTCTTTTGTGATTGCCGCAAAACCAAAACTAATGGCCGACAAAGCCTTTAAAAAATGTCCCGCAGTCAATCCTACGGCAGTGTGTAAATTTCCAACAAGTTCATGTGGAGCTGGAGTTAACCCTGAATTTGCCGACAAAATACCCGTGGCCGGATCGATTGTCAGGTTTTGTCCTACCCTTATCCCTCCTAGTTTTATCGCGCTCGCTATCGGCAACACATAGGGATTGTCGTTCGTGTCGTTTACGCCGTCACGCAGCAGTTGGAACCATTTTGCCCAAACTGCATTTGTTATGCTCCCTTCTCCTGCGCCTCTCATTGCGGACAACATCGGCGTTTGTATCGGCGGAGGCGCTATTTTTTTCTGATTATCCATTTTCTGTTACCATATCCGCATAGCAATCTATGACAACACATTTCACCGGACTCGTTATTGTCAACTTAAATATTCTGTCCCTCGAATATCCGAGCCTGTTGAATCCGCACCTTTGTTTGTAACTCCCTATTTTACCGAACGGTTTCCAGTGTTCGCTCGACCACACGTATCCGCCATTGTCCGACCATTGCAGCATTGCCTGTGGATCCGATCCATAGTGTGGATAATTTTCTACATAGGGAGCGTCATTCAATCCTACTCCTTTTTCAAATTCGAATTCTATTGCTTTGAAAAATATTCTTTTGTTTTCTACACAGACGTGCCCGCTCGTTTTTTCTCGTTTTATTATTACGCCGTTATCCGTAAACGTATTCAGGTCATATTCGTAAATGTTCGCATTTTTAAAATTCCCTATGATGTTTTTCTGGTTGAAAAATGTGAACACGTTCCCCAGGTGCCGTCCGTTCAATCCGGTGTTTTCGTCGTAATATCCTCTTTCGTGCCATAGTCCCGTCGTTATGTCATACACGAACGTCCTGTCGCCTCTCTCAAAATTCAAAACGTAAAAACTGTGTCCTTCCTGTTGATAACAATAGGCGTATGCGTCATTCAACCTGTTTAATTTACTTATGATATATTCGATCGCGTGCGTCGATATCCTTTGCGCCTGGTATCCTGCACCTGCCCAAACCGATCCGAACCCTGCAGCATTATTGCCCAGCCAGAATATGTTGTTCCCGAGCGTCGCCACGCTTTGCGGGGCTATCGTGCCGTTATCCTGTATGGCGTTAGGCATTCGCACGAACGGCGCGTCGGCATTTCCCGATAAATACCATACCTCGATAGTTTGCTCTCCTATCAACCATAAATCCAATCCAACCCGTTTTATTGCCATCAGTTTGTCCGGGGATCCCTCCGCGTTCGCCCAATCCAGTGCGTACCATTTTTTCCCATCGTACGACTGCGACCACATAAACGATCCGGGGAATGGCATTTTTTCCCCGTTGTCGCCCCACGGACAAATAAAATATCCCCCTATAAAAACAACACATGTAGATCCAGGCCATATAGTAGATACGTCGTCCACCCACACCGGCGGTATCGAAGTGTCGTATGCTCCGAAATGTTCTATCTTCGTGAAATCGTTTGTTTCGAGTTCGACTATATAACCATATTTTCCGTCCACGATTATAAGTTGCGATCCGTTATCCGACATGTCCACATGTCCCGCATTCGTCGTTAACTCTCCTATGCTTATTTCTGTTTTGTCGGTTTTGATTTCCGTGACCTTGTTTCTTATTATCTTAAAACACCTTCCGGTCGAAGTGGTATATAGTCCGCGACATGGAAATTTATTGTTTTCGTCGTTAAAGAACATTTTCAGTCCGGGAGTTCCTATCAACGCTTTTACGTTTTTCGATCCGGGCGCGACGGTCTCGCAATAGAAATTTCTGCATAACTGATATTCTATCGAGCGCGATCTCGCTTCGTAGCAGGGTTGTATTATGTCAATTTTCATTTCACGAGTCCGTATAAATGTTATACCGTTTATTCCCGTTCAATCCGGGCGTCGCCTTCATCAGAAAGTCTTCGTTGTTCACCCTTTTTATGTTTGCCTTCGTTTCGTTCGCTTTAATTATTATCGTCTGATTTATCGAACGTCCGTAATCTCCGGCGAGTTCGACCGCCAGGTTATACCGTATCGCCATCAGATAGGCTGCGGGCAACTTAATTTCGTCGTTCAATTCGAGATTTTCCAGTTGTAACGTTTGCGTCATGCCTAATGACAATGTACGCATGGGAACCGGATATATTCTCAATATTCCGTTGGGATACGTCGGCGTGTAATTTGCGTATTTTGGATATGTGGATTCGGCGTATTTCATTCCTATCCGCTGGTAATCATCGTTAGTAATCAATTCCAACCGCGTGTCGATAAAATTCGATCCCATGAGTTCTCTTATGAAACAACTTATTATTTTAACCGGTCTTTTCGTGTCGAGATATTCTCCCGGCCCGACGTCATAGTCCGGTTTTCCCGCGATTATTTTGTCCGTGAAAATTTCGTTCACATTATAATAAAGCATCAGCTTTTCCATGCTCCACTGATCCAACATCATATTTAGTATGTCAAGCGCCTCGTTCGTCTCGTTTGCTCCCGGCGCTTCTCCTGCCGCGTTGACGTTTATCAGGTTCAACGCTTTGGTTATAATGTCTATCGTTTTCATTTAAACCGTCCTGTTTTTTTTTCTTCTTTTCTCTCCGGAGGCTTTTCGTCCTGTACGTTAAAAATATTCTTGCCCGTACTTATGACTTCGGATCCGTTTGCGCCTTCAACCGGGACTTTCCCGTATATATGGTCCCAGTAATTGCGATCGTTCGCTTTTTTTTCGGCTTCGATTCCCATAACCGTTATATTGTCGTCGGAAATGACGCCGTTCTTGTATATGCACTTCGGATATTGTCTTGCTTTGTCAATCTCTGTCATTTTCACTCCTTTGGTAATTTTTTTAAATATTCGTGATAATTGCCCCGGTATGCCTCGTATTTGTTGTTTTTAAATCTGTAATGCGTGAACGTTATGTCCGGTTTCACCCAGATCTGCCCGCAGATATTCGTCCACAAATCACAGAACGCAAAATCCTCTCCTATCCATACCCCGCTCGATTTCAGAGGTTGTATGTAATCCGACATTGTGTTTTTTTTGTCCAGTCCCTGCGGAAACAGATCGTATATTTTTTTCTTCGGGCATTTTTCATCTTCCGGCGATCCGTTCGCTGTCTGCATTTCATAATACGTTCGGAATTCGTAATTTTTATACATTTTTTCTATTGCAGACCGTTTTAAACAGAAAAACCCGGCCGGCACCCTTGCCGCTGCTATGTATCCGTCGCCTCTCACTTTAGGGTATCCTTTCGGATCCGTATACAATACCACCGGCCAATTCAGCGGCTCCGTTTTCATCGGATAAATTCCCGCCACAAACTCATCCTCTTTATTTACAAATTCCAGCGTAACTTCCGCCGGAAAACTTATGTCGTCGTCTATGGAGAAAAAAATGTCATGACCTTCGCTCATGAACGTTTCTATCAATTTGTTTCTTACCGCTTGTATGTACGGATCCCCCTCGATCAATTTTAAACACACATCGAATCCGTTCTTAAGCAAAAGTCGTGCCATTATCTCAATGGAATCAAGACATGGGATACATTGCATCCCTCTGTAAGCGGCTACTCCGATCATTATTTTTTTCATCATGAGTACGATTTTAAAAGGTTTATTATAACTCCCACCAACGTCGTTATGGCTATGAGATAAAACCAATTCAGTTTTTTGTGAATTACCGACATTTCATTTTTTACTTCAACGGTGAAATCTCTTATGTATTGGTGTCTTTCTTCACACAATTCTTTGTTGTATGGTTCCATTTTGTTCTCCATCCGCTTCCGTATCGTGCATGCAGGCATGTAAAAAAGGGAAGGTCAAACCCTCCCTTTTTCCTTTCATCCACCTCTTTTATGCCGCCCCTTTTATGTCCCCGAGCGCTATCATTGAGGCTCTCAATTCGTTCAGAAGCGTGACGATCGCATCCGCCTGCGCCGCTGTCGAATATCCATACGGAGTGGTACTCGTCGCCGCGGTCGTAGTCACCGCAGCCTGCGCCGACCCTGCTCGTTGCGCTACGGGGGTCACGCCGTAGGAACTTATTTTATCCGTTATCGCTCCTCCCAGCGTCATCCCGTCCGGGGTCCTTCCCCCAATTTGTTCTACTGTCATAATTTTCTCCTTCTTTTTTTTATAGTTTCCTCGTCTTACCCGTCTGTAACGCCTGTCTGCGCAGGCGTAATCAGGCGAATTGTTTATTTACGCGACATTGCCTATCAGTATGCATGCCAGTTCCGGTCGTATGCATTTCACTCCGTACAGAACGTCGATCCTGCACGGGAAACTATCGTTGTTGATATCGTAGTCCCGTACGATTCTCAACGATATCCCGTCCACAACCTCACGTTTTGCAAAATCCACTCCATTCGGTACTTCCAAATCTGCAGTCACCAACGAAAACGCATCCTGGTGAAAAGCAATGTCCAGCGGATAATTTCCAGCGGCCGTTCCCGCAAAAACGACGGCTTTCCCATTTGCAGGAAGCAGGTCTATCGTTTGATACGGGTTGGATGTTGACGCTATCATCGCAGGCGCGATCGGCACCGAATAATGCGTACCGGTCACCTCTGTCGCAGCGGCAGTCGCAACAAACCAGGCAAGTTTTCCGGTTTTTTGCCTGTTCATCGGATTTACGCTGTATGTATCAGCCACGGTAAACCGATCTCCGGCTTTTATCGTTTTTCCGGTCGTTCCTGTGATCAGAATAACACTCGCGCCTTCCGTCTGTGTTCCATCAACGGTATAATCTGCGCTTGCCACCCTGGTTCCAACCGTGAAATTGCCTACGTTCTGATCCATTTTGAACTTGAAGCCCAACCCGGTTCCCATTTCCCCGCTTTCGTACTGTTCTGAAATTTTCGCCGAGCTCTGGAACAATCCCTTTAACGCCTCCACCAACGCAGCCTGGGTGTCCGGTCCTACCACCGCCACTCTTTTCCCGTCCCGGGGCACGCCAAAGCAATCCAGTAACGCACCTGCGTTCAGGAATGCCTTCGATCCGCCTGCAGGCACGCCGGCAGCATATGTGCCGACGTTGTTATAAACGCTCACGGCGCATTGTAACGCATCGTAGTCTATTTGGTTTGCCAATTGCGCCGTCGCGGTTTCAAGATACCTTTTGGCAAACTCATCGATCGTTAACGTTAAATCCTCCGCCGTGAAGTATAACGCCACCTGCTTTCTGGTGGACACCGTGAATGTCTGATATTGTTCTGTCGTGTCCTGTAACTGCAGTGCCGCGCCTGTGCTGACCAGATACCTGTTTGGCATCCTTATTCTCAGACTAGGCCCTATTTTACCGGACATCGTGGCCCCTGAATTCGCAAACTGATTGTCATACTGCCGGTTAATGCTTCTCGCAAAAACCAGATTATTTACCAACAACCGTAACGCCTCTCTCGTTATGGCTGTCGGGGAAAGTAATGTATTTGACATATTTTTTTTATCCTTTTTTTAAATTTGTCCTTTTGCCCATCTTTCTTTGTTGCGCTTTTTTATGAATTCTTCAATGGGCGTTTTTGGGTCCATTATATCCGTTTGCGCCGCCGTCCCGCTTTGCGCAACCGGTTTGATCGGAGGCGGCGCGTTCGTACTTTTAACTGCAGGTTTTTCTTTCTCGGCATTTACCTTTTTCATAATATCAATTCTCACTTCGAGCCTGCCTATAGCCCGATGTAATTCCTGCGGATCCAACCCCTTCAGATTTTCAACCTCGCGGGTATTTTTGCTCAGGTAATAAACGATATCGGCTCCCATATCGCTCGACATTATCGCCTCGTTTACGTACGCAGGAACTTTTATTTCCTTTTTGTTGACAATGTCGTCGTAATCTTTGTAATCCTCATGCGCCTGGTCTATTTTCGAGGCCCATTCGATTTCGTTTACTCTGTCTTTATACTCACTTTCCCCTTTTCCCCGCTGCTCTTCCGGGAGCGTCTTTTCCCGCATGTCATGGATTTCCCGTTCGGCCATTCTCAACTGTCGCGTTATTTTGTCAATCCGTCTCTGCACTCCGTCGGGTATTCCCGGTTTCTCGGATTTGGGTTCGTCCGTTTTCTTTTCTCCGACAAGTTCCTCTTCCTTTTTTTCGCCCGGTTCTTTTTCTCCTGTCTTTTCAGGCAGTTTGTCCGGTTTTACTTTTTCTTCTTGTCGTTCTTTTTCCGCCGCTCCTGTCTGTTCAGATAGTTTGGGATTCGGTTCTTCTTCCGGAATTACTTTTACCTGCTTTTCCGTATCACTCATGGTTTTACCTCCATTGGGTTGTTCCCGGCTGGCCGAGCCGGTTCGGGTTCGTTCTGCATTGAGTTTCCTATTCCCAGTCGCTCAATGATATACGCAAGCGTAGCCTCGATTTGCTGTATTTTATCGGGCCTCGCTTTAATCGCTTCTTTCTGCACGTCAGCAAACGCTTTTATTTTTGCTTCCGTTAGTTTCGTGTTCCTGTCGCCTGATTTGTCTTTTAGCGCCTCCATTAGTTTCTGTACGTCCATCGCCATCTGTTGTTTTTCCTGTTCGGCAACCTGCAGTTGCTGCATCACGTTTTGTAAATCCGCTACGACCTGTTGCATTTCCTGCGGTGTGTGTCCCTGTTCCTGTCCTTTTTCTGTCTGCGGTTGCAATTGCGGCGGCAATGCTTTCTGCAGTCGGTCAACGATCTCGCCCGGAGCGTCAGCGTATTTCGCAACCAGGTCGCCGGCTATCTGGCTAATGGCAGGATTGCTGCGCATCATTTCAACCATAATTTCGGAGGCTCGCTCACGTTGCGTGTTGAATGACGGTCCGGATTGTATGACAACGTCATATTGTCCTGCCCGCATGTCGTATAATTTCATCCGGCCGGTTTTAGGATCGCCGTATTCCTGGTTTATCTTTACTATTTTTTCTTCATTTTCCTTTCCCAATATTCGTATCGTCCGCGCCGTGTCGTATATCTCGGGGATCCAGTCTACCATTATTCGCCCGCAATGTCTCATCGCCGTCGCCAAATTATCCGAGAAATGATAATTTGACACGTCTCCTTCATGTTGTCTTGCCAGGATGGCCCTTCCGCTCGTCTCGTTGCTTTTGCTTCCGAGTGATGCGTCATAAATACCCGTGGTCTCTTTTATGTCCTGCGTCGCTTCTCTCATCGCCTCTATGTATGCCGTCGGTATCTGCGGCGGAGAAATACGCTGAGGCGCAGGTAATATCTGTCCGTTCAGACTTACCGGCCGATATTGCAGGAAAGCATAGTTTTTCCTGTTTGCCAACTGATACTGGTTTTCATATCCCTCGAATTGTCCTTCTGCTCCCATAAACGGCGCTTTCGGCGCTAACGCTACGTTCTCCGTAAAACACGATTTCCAATAATTCAACATCCTCTGCGCGTCTTTCGCCCACCGTATCAGCGAGATGTATTTTTTCTTCCCATTCAGATTTATCTCCGCTCCCAGAACCGGTATTACCGGTATGTATTTCCCCGGTATTGGCGTCTTCTCTAAAATTTCCTGCGACGTCAATTTGTACCATTCTACTTTTTTTATCTCGCTTTCCCACTCCTTTATTATGTATTTTTCCGTTTCCACCTCCGCCAGCAGATTTGACGGAATCTCTTCTTTCAGCATCGAACTCCCGTCTCTCAACAGCACTACCGTTTTCTTCTCTTTGACTATCCGATAGTATTCGGCTACCCTTATTGTTTTTTCCGTCAACCAGTTTCCCTGATCCTGTCCTTTAAAATCGAAATCCACAGTTTCCGCTTTCGGATACTGATTTTCAAAATCTTCTCTCGGCACGTCCTCGGTGATGAAACAATACGGCATGTCGCTGTAGTCCGTCTCGTTGCACACGTGAATCGGCGCCCATACGCTGAAATTGTTTCCTATTCTGTCGATTATGATTTCTTGGTCGCGTGATTTTTCGCTTATATAATCGTTTCTCATTCTGATAAATCCGAACCCGCACGATACGGCGTGTTCAAGCGCAGTCGTAAACGCAATGTCCGCTTTGCTGTTGTTTTGTATGTGCCGTATTATTCCTTGGATCACCTCCGCAGTATCCGGATCGCTTGATTCGTCAACTCCCTTCACTTCTATTCCCGGTTTGTTCATTTTTATATCGTTAACGACCTGATTTATGTACGTCGGCAACTTGTTTATCACAAGCGTGGGCCGCCCGTCCGCTTCGCGGTCTTTCATTACTCCATCCGGCCACTGGTCGCCGGATTTGAATTTCATGTCGTCTTCCGCTTCGGCCCGTATTTCTCTCATCGCTTCTTCGCAAATTTTAAACCGCTTTACGGCCTCGTCGATTATTTTTTTGTCCGTTTTATCCGCCACTTTTTCCATTCGCCTTTTTATAAATTTTCTTGAATTCCCCGTATAATTTATCTGCGTCCCGCGGCCTCCCTGCAGCCGCCGCAACTTTCAACGCAGCCTTCTTTAACTCCAATGCCCTTTTTTTTCTCATTTTATCCCATCCATCCCTGAGCATGCATCGTACAACCGGCATACTCATTCCGCAAACCCGGCGTTTTCCTGTTTTCCAGTCTCCCCTTGTATTTCCAGTTGGCTATACCGGCGTTTAAAATCCTTCTCGCATCCGACGGGTCCTTGTATTTTTCGTCCTCTTTCTCGCTGCCTTCCTCGCACCGGTGATTCTGGTAACTCTGTATCAAATTCCTGCACCTCGGAAACACGTACTCCTCCGGCTCGTTGAATTCTCCGATATCAAGCATTTTGTTGTATTTCATTTGTTCCGTTATCTGGTTCCTTTGCGCGTCTATCATTTTCTCCGCCGGGCAATCAAACAATAATCCCCCATTCTGCGTCTTTGCGAATTGATCCAGTATTCCGTCGGTCGAGGTCGCCCAATTCGATCCGCCCGCCCCCTTTGCATATCGGGAATCTATATACCGTTTGCATATCTCGTTCCCATATTGTCCCGTCCCGTCCCTCTGGTATATCGTTTTCGCCAGGTCGCTCAACGAACCGTCGAAATACAACTTTTTCCTCAACTCGCTGTAATATCCC